AAGTACCCGAGTTGTGATCTTAATTTTTGACCCCTAAACTGACCAGCACAGGACCACTTCCCATGGCAACAGCCAAAGCCTCGACACCCACAACCACCTTCACCTGGGCCATCGCCAACCTCGAGCGCGAGACGCAAGACGGTTTTGTCTACACCGCGCATTACACGATCTCAGCCAACGACGGCACCTACAGCGCCGGCGCTTATGGATCTGTCGGCTTTGAACGCCCCGATGACCTCATCCCGTTCTCCGAGCTGACCGAGGAGCTGGTGGTGGGCTGGGTGCAGAACGCCATTGGCGGCGCCGAGAAGGTGGCCGAAATCGAGGCCGCCCTCCAGCAGCAGCTAAACGAACAGCGCAACCCCACCAAGCAGGCCGGAGTTCCTTGGGCTCAGTGATTGCCGTGCTTCTGTTGGGCGTCCTCATGCTGATGGGCTTCAGTCTCATCGCGATCAACCCACGCACTAACGACTGATGGCCGTTAAAGCCAAGACCGGCACCGGACGGCTAGACCACCAGGCCGGGCCGCCCAAGACCACACGCCAAGGATTTGGCCAACATTCGCGGCCACGCCGTAGAGGCCGCAAGCCCTACAGGGGACAAGGCCGCGGCTAACCGCTTGCAGCATCGCCGCAGATCGGTAACGGTCCCGATCGCTACGATGTGACCGAGCCAAAGTGCCCCGATGGCCGACGACACCAAAACCGTTAGCGGTGTGTTCGCTGCTTCCCTCCCGGCAGCGCTCGCCGCTGGCATGGTCGCCATCGGAGCGCTCCTGATCTCGATGCAGGTGCAGTCCGCACGGATCGAGGCCACCATCGTGCAGATGGCCAAGTCAGTGGATGAGCTAAAGACCGACGCTCGCGCTGAAATGGCAGATCTCGACAAGCGCGTGCGCGCACTTGAATTGCGCAACTAACTTGAGGGCAAAGCTATGGATGCCATGAACCCCGAAACCATTGCGATCATCGCCATCATCATCGCCGCCGGTAGCGAGGTGATCGCGCTGACTCCGCTGAAATCAAACAGCTGGATTCAGCTGCTGCTGACCGCAGCACGGATGGCCTTCCCAAAGCGCACACGCTGAGCGATGGCAAACGCCGCACCGATCACCCTCGAGCAGCTGTTCCGGTTCTACCGGGGCCTGCCACATCAGGCCGCGGCGATCGCTCAGCTCGAGCAGGATCTCGCTCTGAACGGATACGCCGCAGCGATGCGTCGGGACCGGGCGTGGTTCAACACTTGGAGCCAGGACGGCAAGCAAGCGGACCTGGCAGCGGCGCTGAAGCTGATCAAGGAGTTCGAGGGTTGTCACCTCGACGCCTACCCCGACCCGCTCTCAGGCGCCGCACCGTGGACGATCGGCTACGGGACAACCCGCTACAGCGACGGCAGGCCCGTAAGCAAAGGCGACAGGATCAACGCGATCGAGGCTGACCTGCTGCTCCGCCAAGAGGTGGACAACATCGCCGCCAAACTGCGCAGCTCGGTGCCCTACTGGATCGAGATGACCGACGCGCAGAAGTGCGCGCTCATCTCTTTCGCCTATAACCTCGGCGCCGGCTTCTATGGCGCCAAGGGATTCGAGACCATCAGCAAGCGGCTGAGGGAGAAGGACTGGGCAGGTGTGCCCGATGCCCTGCTGCTCTACCGCAACCCTGGCACCAATGTGGAGGCCGGGCTTAAGCGGCGCCGCATTGCTGAGGGTGACCTGTGGGGCCGTGAGCGGCAGACCACTGGCCCGATCTCTGCGATGTTCACGCCCGAGTCGCCTTTTAGCCACAAGCTCACGCCGCACATCACCTACGGCGAGTTCGCGCTCGGCCAGGAAGCACGCCGCTTCGATCACCAGCACCAGTGCGACACCGCGATGCGGATCGCGCAGTTCTTGGAGAAGACCCGCGCGCAGTTCGGTGGCAAGCCGTTGGTGATCACCTCGGGCTACAGGCCAGCAGCAATCAACAAACTGGTGGGTGGCGCCAGCAGCTCCGAGCACCTTTACGACGCGCCCGGCGTGGGTGCCGTCGATTTCTACATCGAGGGCGCCGACATCAATGCGGTGCAGGCGTGGTGCGATAAACAATGGCCGTACAGCGTGGGGTACGGTGCGCCGCGTGGCTTCGTGCACCTTGGCATCCGCAAAGGCGCGCCTAGGGTTCGCTGGGATTACTAACCAGCTGGATGCCCCTCCCCGACTACGAGATCCACGATCTCTGCAAGCGTCACGCAATGGTGGTGCCGTTCGATCCTGATCTGGTAAACCCGGCCAGCCTCGATGTGCTGCTGGGCGATCGGATCATGATCGAGGTACCTGAGAGCAGCGACCTGCAGATTCACGGCATCAGCGGCCACACCGCAGAGGATCCGTACTGGCTGCAGCCGGGTGAGTTCTGCCTCGCGGAAACACGCGAGATCTTCAACCTGCCCGACTTCATCGCTGCGCAGTTCGTGCTGAAGTCCAGCCGCGCGCGCGAGGGACTGGAGCACTTGCTGGCCGGCTGGTGTGATCCTGGCTGGCATGGCAGCCGCCTGACGCTCGAGCTGAGCAACGCCCGCAAGATGCACCCGATCGCTATCTGGCCTGGCATGAAGATCGGCCAGATGGTGTTCCACAAGATGATGGGCATCCCCGGCCGCAGCTATGCGGTGACTGGCAGGTACAACGGTGATCTGGCGGTAACCAGCAGCAAGGGCTAGCCTTGGTGCGGAGAACCCCTGTGGACGACGGAGCCCGGCCTAGCCAGCCGGGTTTTTTATTTGTGCGGCCACTAGCGCGGCGGCAGCAGCAGCCGATTCATCGATCAGGTGCGCGTAGCGTTGCGTGCTCTGCGGGCTGGTATGGCCGAGCAGGCCGCCGATCTGTGGCAGGGTGAGCCCGGCGCTGACTGCCAAGCTGGCGTAGTGGTGCCGCAGGTCATGGATGCGCAGGTCATTTATGCCGGCAGCGTCAATCAGTTGTGACCACATGCGCCAGTAACTGACTAGCGGGCCATTGCCGTCGCCAGCGATGATCCATTCACTATTTGTCTCATGCCGCAGCTTTCGTAGGATCGTCATAGCAGCAGGCGGCAGATGCACTACACGCTCACTGCCATCGCTGCCTGTCTTGTGAGCTTCGGGTGGCAAGGTCAACCGCGCTGCATCCTCATCAAGCCAGCACCAACGCGCGCACATGATTTCACGCACGCGGCAGCCAGTGAACAACAGCAGGCGGACCATCTGGCCAAACCGCCAGCGGATACCGGCAGCGGGAAGCTGATCCAGTGCGGCCAGCAACCGCTGCAGTTCATCGCGGGACAGGTAGCGGCGCCGTTTGCGCTCGATGTTGGCAATCACGCCAATGCAAGGGTTGGTGCCTTGCGGCCGCAACTCCCACAGCTCGGCCAGTGACATTGCCTTGCTGAGCACCTCAAGCGATCGATTTGCGCGCGTGGGGCGATCAGCGCTGTGAACGTTGAACCACGCGATCACCTGCCTTCGCTGCAGATCGACCACCTTTGTCGATCCAAATACCGGCAGCAGGTGCAGCCGCCAGATCAGCTCATTGTTGGCTACGGTGCCGGGCCGCAGCCGCGGCCAGTGCTCGCGCTTGATGCGTTCCAGTAGCTGCGCAATGGTTGGCGCTTTGCGGCGCTCCTGCCGTGCGCTGGTGGGCGCCTGCCCCTGGGCGACGGCTGCGAGCAGCTTGTGCGCCTCTTCCCTGGCCAGCGTGCGGCTCACAATGTCGGCGCGGCCAATCTTGTGGTGCTGCTGTTTGCCGCCTGGCTCGCGGTAGCGCAGATACCAAGTGCGCACGCCTGATGGCAGCTGCAGGATGCCAAGGCCGGGAACTTTCGAGTCTGCGATCCATTCGCGCACCATTCGCGCAATCCTCCGTGAAGCGGCGTGAATCTGCGCGAACGGATGAGAGAACGTCAAGCGCAAAAGCATTGAGCGGCCAGAGGCTTAGCGAACTGCAGTGAACAATCGGTAAGCGATGGACCGAGGCTCATAACCTGAAGGCCGCAGGTTCAAATCCTGCCCCCGCAACCAAAAGCGCCCGCTAGGTCAGTGACTTAGCGGGCTTTTTGATTCTTGGGTTAGCAGCCTGCGCGGCCGTTCGCGCACTATTCGCGCATCGGGTGGCTGAGCGGTGCCATGCGCATCCGGTGGATCCGGTTGGGCGCCTCGCAGGGGTCATCGAGCGGAATCATCGTGAAGTCGTCGCAGCCATGGCGCTCCGCCCAGTGCTGCGCGCCTTGGTGGGTTGGAAACGGCCCAACATGCCACGGGCCGATGCGGAGGATGTAGGTCATGGGTGGAGAGTAGGCGGATCAGGCGGCTAGTGCCTCAAGAGCAGAGCGCACGTCGGCCGACTTGTAAGCGGCGATTGCCTCAGCAAGGGAACGGAAGTGCTTACCGCCGGCCAAGCCGCTCATGCCGTTGCGCAGGATGTAGACGGAGACATGACCGAAGGGACGGAAGGAAACGCCAACTTCCTTGCCCTTAGCCGTGGTGACCGTGAAGTAGGTCTCGGATTCCTGCTGGATGAGGGTGGTCATTGGTCCGGTGCGTTGATGTGTGAACTATACCCCGCAGACGGTGCACCCTGCGGATCAGTGCCGGCCTGTTCACAATCCGTCACAAGCCCGATCTGGTTCCCCTCGCTACCGTTACCGCAGCGGCGGCCAGCCCATGCGGGCGTTCTACCTGGAGATCTCCGCCAAGCTCATCATCAGATCCGATACGGACCCGGACGACCTGCCGGCCGACATCTACAGCCAGCTGGCTGAGTTCATCCCTAGCGACGACGACATCCTCGACATCGAGGTGAACGCCATCCCTCTGCCGCCGGACCTTGGACCAGCACCACATTGATGAGACGCGCCTGGTCACCCGGCGCTCTGCACGCGATCAGATCCTGCTGGCTTGGAATTACCGCTGCGCCTACTGCGGCGATCAGCTCGGTCGCAGCCCAACGCTCGATCACATCATCCCCAAGGCGCACGGTGGCCTCACGGTGCGCAGCAACCTCGCGGCCTGCTGCTGGGCCTGCAACTCAAGTAAGGGTCACAAGCCATGGGTGGACTGGTATCGCCAGCAGCCGTTCTGGTCTGCCATGGGCGAGTGGGCACTCGCGCGGTGGGTGGCGGGTGGCCTCTAAGCTGTCGCCGTTGTTTGTTTCCGTCTTAGTCGTCCGTTTTGCCCGGCAGCGGTCAGGCCAGGAGCGCGCGAGCCCTGGCCACCGGGCACCCAAATCACGGCAGGATCCGACTGCACACCCACAGCGCGATCAGGCACGTTGCCCAATACTCCACGATCAGGATCAGCACGTCGCGGAGCATCAGCGGGCTAGCAGGTGGTCGAGATACAGCTCCGCCTGCCATAGGTCGCTGCTGTAGCGGCAGATCCCACCGACGCAGCTGCGGTAATACAGCTCCCCACCGCCATCAGGCTCCAGCGTCTCGATCCATCCGCCACCGCGATCAGTGCGGCCGATCACCTTCGGCTGGCTCATAGATCTCGCACCTGGCCGCATAACGGCCGCCGCTTTGCTTCGATTCTGGCAACGACATCTCGCAGCGATTGCGGTGCGTGTCCCAGTGCAGACAATCCCAGCACATCCGCTGGCCGCCTGCTGGGCGCAGCTGCACCAGTGCGGCCTGATAGATCGCCTGCGCGCGGACCAGTGCGGTCTGCAGGTGCATGGTGCCGGTGTCGGCATCCAGCTGATGCTCGGGCTTCGGTCCGAGGATCACCTTGGCGTGCCAGTTGCGATCGGAGCGGCTGCACACCAGCAGCAGTCGGCCGGCGTGCAGTCTGATCACTCCTCCTCCCCGTATGCCGGCTGGTGGAAGATCCGCTCCAGCTGCATCGATGCTGGTTCCGGCTCGTTGTTGGTGACATAGGCGGAGATCGGATCGGTCGGATCCGCTGCCGTGAACACCGCCGGCCATAGCCGTTCCTTCACCACCACCAGACTGGTGCGAGGGCTGCGCACCAGGATCCACAGCGCAAGGCGCTCGATCAGGTTGAGGCCGGGAAGGAATGGCATCATCCCTCCAGTTTGCCGAGCAGGCGGTTCAAATACCACCGCGCTTTGGCGGCGTTAACCGCCGGGTCGCCCTTGTCCCACATCCTGAGCACATAGCGCAGGACATGCCCTTGGCAGTTGCCGAGCACCGGGTTGGGCGCTCGGGCGATGGCGGCCTCAATGATGTCGATCGCCTCCACGCCCTGCGGTCCGTGCTTGTAGTGCTCTGGGTTGATCTGGTCGGTCATGTCATCACCTGCCGCTCTGCGTTCTTCCAGATTTTGCGGTTCACGATGTTGCACACAT